GCTGACACCCCCCACACCCCCCCGAGCCGCACGCGAACTGGGGGGGGTAATGTGCCGATGGTGATTGAGGTGGAAGATGCAGAAGATACTGATAACGCTGAATGATCAGCGGACCAGGCAAAGACACTTGCAGCCAGGGACTACAAGGATGCTACGGACCTTATTTTGAAGGGGGGGGGTAATTTGAACACAGCAGTAAGAAGACTTACGCCACTGGAATGTACAAGACTTCAGGGCTTTCCTGATGGATGGGTGGATATCGGAGAGCCGGATGAAAAAGGAGATTACTATTACACAGATACCACTGGCAAGCGCAAAAAGGTGACCGACTCTGCAAAGTATAAGGCCTTGGGCAACTCGATTGCTCTGCCGTTCTGGAGGTATCTGGCCAGACGGATCGTGGCGCAGTATGAGCATGAGGTGACGATGGGCAGCCTGTTCTCTGGCATTGGCGGTTTTGAATTAGTGTTCTCGCAATGTGGAGCAAAGCCACTTTGGAATTCGGAGATTGAAAGTTTTCCGAACGCAGTAACCAAGCAGCATTTTGGAGATGGCGATGCGGAGGGAGATTTATGGAAATATTTAAACCAGTGATTGGTTAAGCGATATTTCCCGGAGGACGAGGCCGTATGAAGCAACCCGAAGAGGATTATTACACAATCGACCATAACTATGCCAGAGCCGTGATCGGCTACTGTCAGTACTACAAAGGCTACATAACAGCAAGGCAAGCCAAGGTGCATAGATGCCACCTGAAACATGGTGGCGCTTGCCCAAGGCTACAGAACTTGGAAGGGAGGAGTATCAGGAAGGTGAAGACGGAGCAGTTTTATGACAAGATCGTGTCGAGGCTCGACAATCTGATTGGGGCCGTGAATAAGCTGACGAAGGTACTTGAGGCTATGGAGAAGGTAGAATTCAATAAGGCCATGACAATTAGCGTAACAGATGAAAATGGGAATCCGATAGTGTTGCATAAACATGCAGAAAGTAAGGATGAATAATTATTCAGACCAACTGAACGAGATGGACCTGGACATCGAGTGAAGACGATAGGAGAGTGGATAACGATGGAAAGATATATTATCTGGCTGACAGGTTATATAATGGGAGTGGTTATAACCACATTACTTCATAGATTTTTCTGAAGCCATAAAAACAGGACCGGAATTAACCGGTCCTTTTCTTAATCGTCATCGTCATCCAGGATCTCATCCATCCAGATAAGCTCGTCCAGCTCCTTGTCCTTGTCTGGCTTTGGTTTGGGCTTCGGTTTGCTGAAGTTGAAGAGGGATCTCTTCTCAGGCTTCGGGGGATTGCATTTTTTCTTTTGCGAGTTTTTCAAGTTTTTTCTTCTCCCTATATTTCCGCATCTGTTCACGTTTCTTTGCTCTCTGGACTTCCTGCTCTTCAGGTGAAAGTTCGGCAATTGGCTTGCGGACTCTTTTCATGCGCTCAGCATTGGCTTTTCTTCGTTTCTCTACATACTCTGGATCATTTTCTTTTTTTCGCTCCCAGTATGCCGCTGAAGCCTTCCGATTCATTTCCCTTCTACGTTCTAAATTTTCCATAGTCCATTTCCTGACCAATTCCGTGCTCTTCTTTACGGTCATCGTTACCCAATCCCAAAACTCAGAAGCCATTTTGCATCACCTTCATTCTATCATGCCTGTCAAGCTATATACTGTTGATACGAAGCCATTACCCGACTGTCGGATACATTGACATATCGCATCGTAGTGTTGATCCCGGTATGCCCGAGCAGCTTCTGGACTTCCTGAATCTCCATGCCTCTCCGGGCAAGGCCAGTTGCAAATGTCCTGCGGAACCGGTGCGGATGGACATTATCTAAGCCCACACGTTCCGCAATCGTATTCAGGATCTTCCTGACTCCACCGTCTTGTAATGGCTTGTGATTTTTATTATAAAACAATGCTGCACCACTTTCAGGCCTGCTGTCAAGGTATGCGGCCAGATGGGTCATGGCCACCGGTGAGATATAGGTCATCCGTTCTTTGTCACCCTTGCCGTGCCGGACATGTACGGAGAGTGTACTGCGGTCAATATCCCGGATCTCCATCTGCGTCAGCTCAGAGACTCTGACTCCCGAGGCCAGCAGGAACTCGATCAGCGCACGTTCCTTCTTGTTGCGGCAAGCGGACCGGAGCACATCGATCTCCACCGGAGAAAACTCCTCTTTCAGCTCCACATGAAATCGGATCGGGGATATCTTGGTCATCGGGTTTTTGGGAATCAATTCCTCAGTAGCAAGCCACTGGAAGAAGGCTGACAGGTTCGCTCTCTGGTTCTCCAGGGTGACTGCTGATATGCCACGGTCCATCTCCAAGGCCAGGAAGTATCTGAGATCCTGTGCGTCTACTTCATTGAACGGCTTGTGCAGTAAGTCAGACAGCTTTACGCATGTGCGGACATACTGCTCGATTGTCTTCGGGGATCTGCCATTAATCAGTAGGCAAGCCCGGTACCGCCTCAAGGCCTTCTCATTGAAGTCATCCAGCGGAGCCAGGGCCGTACAGCGTTCGGATAACTCATAGGGTTGCAGTGTCTTGACTGCTGTTCTGGATATGATGGCTACCTGGCCAGGATCGAAGATCCCAGTCAAGGCCGTTTCCAGATCCTGAATGAATCTGCTGCGGTAGTCCATGTTCAAGCCTCCTTTTTAAACAAGTCCTCAAAATCTGAGAACTGTATTTCATTGTGGATATTTGTTCCACGAACGAAATGGTATGTTTTACCGTTCCATCTGACATCATGGCCAGTCGGGTCGGAAGCCATGCCGTCCTGGATGCGTGGCAGGTCTGCCTTGCTGATCCACAAGCCACGATCATACTTGTCAGGCTGGCCGATGCCGTAACGGAGCAGGACTGCTCTGAGCGGACGCATGTGCTTTCCGTTTCTGACTAATACGTTCTTCATTGTTCAAGCCTCCCTTTCATAAATGATTTCAGTTTCATCAAAATAATCGGTTTGTTTTGTCTGTTTTGCGGTTGCCATGAAATCTGTTACTGTTTTCGGACATCTTCCATAATAGTGCTGAAGTTTGCCGGATTCATACAGTACAGAATACCGATCGAAGCCATACGGTATATTATTCTTTGCTCTTGGCGTATATTTTTTTACCTTCTTAATCATTGTTTAAGCCTCCTTTCTGGCCATTCAGTTTAATCATCCATATCACCGTCAAATGATCCCATGATAATCCATATGGTCAATAGCTTTTTTTGCCTGTTTTGCGTTTTCCAAGATTTTTTCACAGTCCTCAATTAAATGTTCTAAGTCTGAAGCCTCCGAAAAACGGCGAAAACACTCCATTGAATCGTTTGCTCGTTTCATATGCTTTTCAAGAATCTCACGCCATTCTCTTATTGTAATCTCTCTTCGTGTTCCTGTTATAATCTGCATTTTCCCTCCTTCCGGGCCCGTATTCAGGCCCTTTCAATTATCTTTCGAAAAGGATTTCTCCCGTTTCATTGCTAACAATCATTTCAACTGCTGGATCCGTAACAAGTAAGTTGTAAATCTGAGTTGTGTAGTTTGCGGTTGTCCCGTTCTTAAAAGTGACTATGATAATAATTTCAGGATCCTCCGTTGCGGCCATTGCATATACAAAATCGTTCATCATTGTTTTTCCTTCCCGGGGCCATGTTTCAGGCCCCTATCTCTAATCCGGTTTTGCCATTCATAAAGTCCATTGTGGAAGTATCCGTAATGGTTTTCCACACGTCCTCGGCTTTAACACGGGCCGGCCTGTTCATCCATGGAGTGGATACATAGGCGTATCCAAACATAGGCAGCGGACCGGCGGCAGGCATTTTACCGAGTAGATATCTATACTTACCTTCGTCCCTCTGATGCAGGCAAACTATATTCACCATGTTATCCCGGATTGTGGCCGGTATGTCCTTCTGAGTGCAATTCTGAGCACATAAGATTAAATGGATTTTTGCGGCCCTTCCCAAAATGCAGATATCAGAGAAGATATTTGCATATTCCTTCTTCCCTTTGGACTTCATGAGCATTGTCATTTCGTCCACGAAGATAAATACATGCGGTTCATCTGATACTTTAATCCCCTTTTCGGCCATGCGGTCCAGCCTCAGGTTCATAAGATCGTAGCAGCGGAGCAGAACATCATAGATATCTTCCATAGTGTTTGCGTACCACAATGTATTTGCATGGTCCCAATATTCCTGCATTTCTACTCTTTTGGGATCGATAAGCACCATATATGCCTTCTCATTCAGGCCGACCATAAATTTTATGATCAGGTTCAGGATTGTGCTTTTTCCAGATCCGATCGTTCCAGCAATCAGCGTATTATAACTATTTGCAGCCATTTCAGTTTTCCCCTTTCATTTCAATGATTTCATCAATCAGACTTTCAAAGTCCGAATCGCTGAAGTACAAGTGATTTTTATGTTCGATAATTTCATCCAGCAAGTCTCCTTCATCCACGTTATCCCGATATACGCCGGCCATGTCGTCTGTACTGGAAAGGCCATAGATAGTATCAATCATGTATTCATCTTGATAGTTAAAATCCGGGGCCAGCTTACTAAGAAAATCAGATAATGTGCATCCGCTAAAAAGTTCGTCCAGTTCATCCATTGGGAAGCAGCGAAAACCGTCTGCGTATCCGTTCCAACTGTCAAGCTCATTTACCATATCAGTAAATACAGTATCGTCATTTTCTAGCACGTTCAGAGCCTCATTAATTAAATCGCTATATGTTTTCATGTTTTCCCCTTTCTGGCCGTTCAAGCCTCATTTAGTAATTCTTTCAATATCGTTGTAAGTTCTTCTTCACTCATATTCCGGATCTCTTGCCACATTTCAGATTCATCTCCGATACAGTCCATATCATATCGAGTATTAAATAATTTTCTTTCAAGCTGGAGCCTGCTTTTTCTGCTCATTCTTTTCCCTTTCCGGGCCGCTTAAGCGGCGGCCCTTTTATACCATGCACTATTCTTTTTGGACCAACTAAAACCGGCGGCCTTCAGATCTTCCTTTATCGGTTTAGTATTTCCACTAATCCACACACAACCGTTTTTAGTTTCCTGTTTCACGTCTGCTGGCAGATCCGGCAGCGGTTTTTCTTCGGGGGCCTTTTCCACCTGCTGAGCGGTGAAGAAATATGCAGTCTTCCTGATAAAATCATGACTTTTCTTTTCTTCTGCCTGTTCTTCTGCATCTGTTTCAACATCTGTTTCAACTTTTTCGGTATGCTTCCAGATCCGGGCCTGAAATGCAGCCTTTTCGCCTTTCTTCACTTTAAAGCCCGCTTTTTTCCACACGTCAAAAGTGTGCACTGCTGGCATTTTTCCCGTTTGTAGATATTCCAGCAACTGGACCGGCGTTATAACTTTTGCCTCAACACCTGCCGCCATGATTGCGCTTGAATTGTGTTTATCGTTTGCAAGACTCATAAGCAATGCCGGCAAGTATGCTGCAATGTTTTCTTCTGTCAGTGTTTCCACATTTATTTCCTTTTCCGGTTCCTGTTCTGCTTTTTCTGTTTCGCTTGCCTGTTCTGCCTGTTTTGCGGCTGCCTGTTCTGCTGCAACTTGTTTATCATGTTCTGCATATCTATCGATAAGCGCATAAACATCTTTCAACATATCCGGAGATCCGTAAATCTTTATATGTCCGCCATTCTGATATGTTGCGTCTGTTTCCTTTCTAAGTATGCAACCGGCGTTCTTTGCTGCCTGTTCTACCTTGTCAAGCCTATAATTATAAATAGTTGTATAATCACACTCTGTATATTGTGCTAACTCTGTTTCACTTTTTGCATTTTCTTTTTGTGCAATCAGATTTTCTAATCTTGCTGCATCACTCAAAACATAATCTGTTTTTTCTTTCAGATTTTCCATATAATATTCAATGGCTGCTTTTCTTGTTTTGCTGCCGGTCAAACTGATTCTCACGCCTGTCTCAAAACTGTCAACAACCCAGTAATGATCTTGCTTACGTGCCGCTGCATGTTCATCGATTTGATATCCCGATACAGTTTTTTTACTTGTTGCGCCGTATTTATTGCCATTTTCAAACCTTCCTACGATTTCATATTTAATCTGATTCATTGTTTTATATTCCTTTCTTTTTGTGTTTGTTTATTACTAAAACCCGCTGCCGGGTGATGAACCCGGGAACCGTTCGCCGCAACGGGTGAAATGTTTTTTATCTTGCAATAAGACGTTCCGCACAACTCCACTTGCCGCTGCAATAGTCCTTTTCAAATTTAGAAATGTGTTGTGCGCTTGTCGCCGTGTATCCGTATACGATTCTAAGAACGTCTGTCAGTGTGTCTGTTCTCTTTTCAATCGCCGCAATGAATGTTCTATAACTTTCTAACAAATAATAATTTTTAGTTTCATATACGGTTGCGTTGCATGTTCTCAGTCTTTTGCTATTAATTGGTTTGTTGTTGTAATATTCGTTCATTGCATTATCAAATATTCTTTCTGCCTTCTGATTCATGATTGCCTGTTCTGCTTTTTTCATTGTTTTAATGTCCTTTCTTTGAAATAGTGTGTAGTGTGTTCTCATTTCCTTTGCTGAGTACACTCTATCATGAGAACACTCTACAATCATCACAAAACTTTTAACAAACTGTTACAATTCTATTAACTATCAACCTGCTGCAATGTATTTACAAAAAAAGATCTTTAATACTGCATGTCCTGCTGCATGACCACCGCTTAATCACCCTCATATTTTCTCGAGGTTCAATGCACATGAACGGAACCGAACCGGATCCCAACCGAAAACAACACACACTATACACACCGCCCCGGACGGGGTGGATCAGGCAGCAGGATCGGCGCAAGATACCCCCGTAACTAAATTTTCCCCAAAAAGGCCCCCTTGGTTACTCCACGTATCCTATTGGTTACTCAGTAACCGATGATTGGTGATTTTAAAAAAGGGTGCTGAAGATTGCGCATTAGGTGATAGGGGAGTGGAGTATCACGACCACTCCCCATCACCCATGCCAGCAATCCGTAACCGAAGGGAGAGTAAAGGTTACGTCAGGCTATTGGTTACTAAACCTATATAGGAGTTCGTAACCAGTAACCAATGTCAACCACGGGCTTTTTCGGGCCTCATTGGTTACTCGGAGTAACCAATAGAAAAGCGACAAAAGTGGGTGTGAATGTTGGATAGTGGGGTCGTGAAGGATGGGGGCCGTGGGCCACAAGGGAAGGCCAAGGGCAACAAAAAGAAGCATGTGACGATACATATGATATGTGTTACAATAGGAGCGAAGCGACTTAACTGGTCGGAGGGGGCCTCGGGGCTTGCCGGGGTGTCGGAGCAGAGGAGCGGAGCGACTTGACTAGAGGAGGATAAGCGAATGACCTGGTGGATCTATGTGTTGGTGGGACTGGTAGTAGGCATGAACCTGGGGTACATGGTTGGTATCCGAAGGGGGAGTGCGATCGTAGGCGAATTGATTAGTGGCATCCTGGAAGGCTTCGGCGGAATTGTCGGGGCTGTGACGGACGAGGCGAAGGAGTAAGGGCAAAGATGGCAAAAGACAGCGTATTCTGGAATCCGAATATATACGAGTGGAGGGCGTACTGCGAGCTGCACCCGGAGTGTGATCCGAAGAGTACGCTGCTCTTGAGAGACGGTGGATACCGGTTCATCCCGAAAGAGGAAGCACCCTTGGACGATGTTGCGGAAGGCAAGCGGATACAGAGGGAGCGGAAAGAAGCCGAAGAGAAGCGCAAGAGGGAAGAGGCTGCCCGGACGAAGGAAGAAGCGGAGAAGGAGAGCCAGCGGAATGCCTTGATGCTGGAGAAACTGCGCAAGAAGGAGCTGAAGGCGAAGGAGTACAGCAAGGTCACTGCGAAGCGGCACTCAGCGAAGATGAAAGCGGTAACGACCGATGATCCGTTCGAGGCATCGGTGGCGAATGCCGTGGACAAGGATAAGGTCAGCGTGAACATGAACTATATCATTCATGCGAAGCGGCTGAGTGATTTACCGGCCGTTGAGCTGAGTGACCCGGAGGCGATCAGGGACAGGGTTGACTGGTACTACCAGTTATGTGCCACGGATGGTGTGCGTCCGAATGTACCGGGACTGGCGTTAGCGTTTGGGCTGACGAGGACGGGGCTGATGAATGCGCTGGCGGACAGGCGGATGACCAGGGACTGCGCCCAGGAGATCGGACGAGGAATCGCCATGATGGATGACATCCTGAGCGGTATGGTACTGGATGGCAGGATCATGCCGGTAGCGGCTATCTACCTGATGAACAACTGGCTGGGATACAAGAATGCCAGTGAGGTGACCACCAGGACAGAGAGTGTCGAAACGAACGTAGACCAGAAGGCATTGGAACAGAAGTATCAGACGGTGATCGATATTGAGTAGGCATGGGTTGGTTGAGCAGCGGAGGCTTAGATGAGGCGTAAGGGACCGGACCCGTATTGGGGGAGTGTAACTGAAGAAGAGACTACTGCTGCGTACAGACTTGCCCGGAAGATATATGGAGTGGCGAAGGATGCACAGGGTTACTACGACTTCCTGAGTGCCGTGGAGAACTTCCAGAACGACCAGCGTGTCCGGGGAGCGGAGTGCGACTACAGCGCAGAGTCGAGGAAGTGTGACTGGACACCGATGATGGCAGAGCTGCACCGGATGAACCGTGAGATGCAGGGGAAGATCCGGGAAGACATCAAGGATGGTGGAGCGATAGCGGAACTGTTCGATGCGTATACGCAGAGCTTGCTGCTGGAGGCACCCTGGGACTTCGAACAGTATATGCTCTACTGCGAGATCGACAGGGCACCGGAAGAGCGGTTCTACCAGCCCAGGATGAAGACGCTAAGACCGGTGGTACATGCAATGCAGTCCCTGGAAGACAACGAACTGGACGAGATATTCCTGTCGATGCCGCCCAGGGTAGGCAAGACCACTCTGATGGACTTCTTTGTGACATGGGAGATAGGCAAGCACCCGGATGGTTCGTGTCTGTATTCCTCGATGTCGGACGGTGTTACGAAGCAGTTTTACCTGGGACTTCTGGAGGTTATCAGGGATCCGTATACCTACCATTGGGACAAGGTATTCCCCAATAGTCCTGTGGTGAAGGTCAATGCCGCCGACCAGACGATTAATTGCCTGCGGAAGACCCGGTATCCGTCCATCACGTGCAGATCCATTGACGGTACGCTGAACGGTGCCTGTGACTGTGACAACATCCTGATTGCTGATGACTTGTGCAAGGGCTACGAACAGGCGATCAACAAGGATGTCATGGCAAAACTGTGGGCAAGGACGCAGACGGACCTGCTCTCCAGGGCGAAACAGGGTTCCAAGAAGCTATGGATCGGAACACGGTGGTCGCTGATTGACCCGATTGGCTGCCGGATAGAGATGCTGAAGGACGAAGCGAAACTGGCTCATATCAAGTGGAAGGAGATCCTGCTGCCAGCCCTGGATGAGCATGACGAGAGCAACTTCAATTGGAAGTATGGCATCGGATTCGATACGCAGACCTTCCAGGGCATCCGTGCCGGATATGAGCGGAATAACGACATGGCGTCCTGGAATGCGATCTACATGCAGCAGCCGATAGAAAGAGAGGGCAGCCTGTTTGCATCGGGCGATATGCGGTTCTACAACGGTATGCTGCCGAAGGGCGAACCGGCCAGGCGTTTCATGGCGGTTGACCCTGCATTCGGTGGGAGCGACTTCACGGCGGCACCGGTATGTTTCCAGTACGATGACACGATCTATGTGGTGGATGTGGTGTACACGGATGGCGATAAGAGAGAGTCGATTCCGGCATTGGCGAAGGCAGTCCAGAAATGGGAAGTCGGGACGATGCAGATAGAAGCGAACAAAATGACTGAGGGATATGCGGACGAGTTACAGGCGTTCATGAGAGAAAATGGGATTTACTGTACGGTGCTGACAAAACCGGCCCCGAACAATGTCAGTAAGGAGCAGAGGATCTTTGACAGGGCACCAGAGATCCGGGAATCATTCGTGTTCCTGGAACACGGGCAGCGGCCGAAGCACTACCAGCAATTCATGGACAATGTATTTAGCTTCACCATTATGAAGCGGAACAAGCACGATGATGCTCCGGATAGCCTTGCTATGGCAGCATCTATGGTGTTCAGATACCAAAACAACTTCGTTCACACCTTTAGGAGGGCATTCTAATGGCTCAGTTACGAGAAGACTTATACGGCAGGACTGTCGTATACACGGATGTTCTGGAGATTGATGATTCCAATATCGGAGAAGTCCTTGCGGATGCCATCAATGACCATGAGCAGAACAGTACGGATATCGACTATCTGTACACCTACTACAAGGGCGATCAGCCTATTAACACCCGGACAAAGACATACAACGACAATGTGAATAACAAGATCGTGGTCAACCGTGCTGCGGAGATCGTGGATTTCAAGGTCGGATATCTGCTGTCCGCTCCGATCCAGTATATCGATGCTGCGTCCAACGACAATGAGGAAGGCATCGAGAACAGTGATCTGGATACACTGACCCGGTACTGCATGTTGGAGGACAAGGAAACCAGTGACCTGGAAGTAGCGCAGTGGCAGTCGATCTGCGGCCGGGCATTCCGCATGATCCTTCCAAAAGAGGAGACAATCGAGGGCGAATCACCGTTTGCCATCTACACACTCGATCCTCGGTATACCGAAGTGGTGTACTCCAGCAAGATGGGGCATAAACCGATGATGGCATTCACTTCCGTCACCTTGCAGGACAACACGGTGCTGTATTACTGCTATACGGCCACTGATTTCTATGTGCTGGACAAGGACGGGAACGACATGTCTGATGACATTACAAAGTCCGGTCCCCACGCACTGGGCATGATCCCGATCATCGAATATCCGGCAAATGACGCAAGGCTTGGTGACTTTGAGCAGGTTATCCCTCTGCTGAATGCGGTCAATACGGTCATGAGTAACAGGGTAGACGGTGTGGAGCAGTTTATCCAGGCAATTCTCTGCATGGAAGGTATGCAGATCCAGGGATCGGCCAACCAGACCCAGGCAGAAGCAGAATCCGCCTTTATGCAGCAGGTCCGTGAAGTTGGCGGCATGATGACTCCGCCCAATAGCAAAGCATATTACCTGACGCAGGAACTGAATCAGCAGCAGACGGAAGTGCTTGTGGAGTCCATGTACGACCAGATCCTGACGATTGTCGGTATGCCGAATAGAAATCTGGGCAATGCATCGACATCCGATACCGGTTCTGCTGTCATCCTGCGCAACGGATTTTCCGAGGCGGAGGCAAGGGCAAGGATCAGGGAAAACTACTTCAAGAAGTCTGAGCGCAGATTCCTGAATCTGATGATCGTGCTGTCCAATACGCTGGGTGGAACAAACCTGTTCCCGGTAGATGTCGATATCAGATTCCCCAGAAGGAATTATACTAACGATTCTGCGAACGTGACCAACCTGATCAGTATGCTGTCATCTGACTGGATAACTCCTGAGTTTGCATATGCACACAGCAACATGTGCGCTGATCCGCATCATGAATATCTGCTGGCAAAGGCATGGCATGAGTCGCAGGAACAGGCTGATGTAGACGCACTGGCAGACGCAAACAACGATGAGCCGGATGTGCCGGCAGCTATGGATCAGACGAGTCAGATTGAGGCGTGAGTATGAGAAGGCTGACAAGAGACAGCAATATATACGAGATCAGGGACAAGCTTGTCCGTGTCTATCTGAGGCGCATTCTGCGGCGTTTTAAGAGGCTAAATCAGAGTCTTTTGGCATTCGATGAGGTAAATAACCTCTACGCAGTAAACGCCTGCTATGAGGACGTTATAATGCTCACCGTGGACTGTTTAAAAGAGGTCACGAAGCGCACTCGAAAGTGGCTGAACGGCGATGATGATTTCCTGTTCGATGCATGGTTAATGGGCTGGCTGAATGAGCCAGATCCCGTTACCCACTATAAGTATTTTGATGAGGCGGACAGAAAGCGCAGCAGGCTGTTCGAAGCGATTGAATCATGCCGGACATCTGCCGAACGAAAAAAGCAGATCGAGATTGCCACACAGTATTTCGCCAAGCAGTTTGAGCAGACAGCAGACGATGTTGTGAATGCGCTCCTGCTCCAGACACTGAAGGACAATGAAGTGAAGTATGTCCGGTGGGTGACAATGCATGATGCCAAGGTATGTGCTGATTGCGCCTCCAAGGATGGCAAGATTTACCCGATCAATTCACCGTTGCTCCGGCCGGTCCACTACAATTGCCGGTGCTGGTGGATTCCAGCAAAATAATTAAAATATCACTTATTGTTTAAACTTGAACACATATTATTTGAGTGATATAATTATCCCAAATAGAGATTCTACATCTCAGTAGGCCAGAGAAGGCATACTCAATAAATTTCGCAAAAGTCAGGGAAGACTCTAATCGCAGCATGGACCAGGGAAGGTCCTAAATCTCGCACAATTTCCATAATCGTCAGGGAAGACGTAAATCGCAGGAGAACCGAATATGAAGATTGACGTAACCACAATCGAAGGTTATGCGGATATGTCTGCGGAAGAAAAGCTCGCAGCACTGGAATCCTTCGAGTATGAGGATCATTCCGCAGAACTGGCAGACCTTGAAAAATACAAGGATGCTGTAACAAAAGCCAACCATGATGCGGCTGAGTACAAAAAGCAACTGAAGGCACTTCAGGATCAGCAGAAGACCGGAAACACGAAAGCTGACGATACCATTGCGCAGCTTCAAGCGAAGGTCGATGAACTGACAAAGCAGAACACCATTGCATCCTACACGGCACAGTATGTTGCACTCGGCTACGATGCGGAGCTGGCACAGGCTACGGCAATCGCCACTGTTGATGGGGATACTGCAAAGGTCTTTGAGAATCAGAGGATCTTTCTCGAAGCTCATGATAAGCAGACAAAGGCAGATATCCTCAAGCAGACTCCGAAACCCGGTCAGGGCGGCATGGGTAAGCAGGCCCCGGCCATGACATTAGAGAAATTCAGGAAACTCTCTGACAGAGAACAGCTCAAGTACGCTGCGGAGT